CGGCTCGGCTGACCCGTTCTCTACCGGTATGTGGAACAAGGTGCTTGGCACCAACGACAAGCCTCTGGTAGACCAGTGGGGCGGTGCAGCGCCACAACGCTATGGCGAGGCTCAGGACGCGGGGATCAATACCGGCCCCGGGCAGACCATGCACACCATCGCCAAGACTATCGCCTCGATTTATGCGGGCGGTGCGGCTGGTGGTTTGCTGGGTGGCGGTTCGGGCGCAGCGAGTGGTGCGGCAGGTAGCGCAGGGACAGCAGGCACTGCGGGCGCATCAACAGGCGGCGCAGGGTTCGGCCTCGGTCAGCCGGCAGTATCCGGCACCATGGGCAACGCAGCGTATGCAGGCGGCAGTTCGTCCCCCGGCCTGCTCAGTTCCATGGGCAGCAGCCTGTCCAATTTCAACACAGCGGCCAAGCCCTACATGGACGCCGCCAGCTACGGGCAGAAAGCCTACGGCCTGCTCTCTCAAGGCCAGCAGCAACAACCCATGGGCGGCGCTCAAGCCATGCAGCAGGCCAACAACGGTCCGCAGACCCTTGCGCAGATCGCTCAAGGTCAGCCCAATCCATTGATCGCTCAGCGTCAGCAGTACGCTGCGCAACGTCGCGGGAGAGTCTGAAATGGCTGAAGGTCTTGGTGGGCTGTTGGATTTTGCTCAAACCCCGATGGGGATGGGGCTGCTGTCGGCGGCATTTGGCGGGCTGGCCACCGCTGGGCGCGGAGGTCCGATCAACACGCTGGGCGCAGCCGGGCTGTCCGGTATCGCCGGCTATTCGGCTGCCGGTGCCAATGCGCTGAAACAGCAGAAGGCGGATATGCTCCGGCGTCAAGCTCAGACGATCCCGACTTTGTACGGTCAGGACGCTGACGGGAACGCTACTTTCGACTGGAAGTCCGCTGCTGCGCTCGGCGTTGACCCAGAAAACATCGCCAAATATGCGCAACTGCCCAACGCAGGGAAAAGCAAGGTCGCGCGCACCATGGACGTGCCCGGCGCCGACGGCGGAAAGCAGACCATGCAATACGACGAGTATGGCCAGCCTGTAGGTCAGGCCATCAACTCCTACGTCGCTCCGCAACTGGTCGACACAGGCGCCACCAAACAGTTTGCAGTGCCAACGGCTGGACAGAGCTTCAACGTGACCATGTCGCCGGCCGAACAGGCAGCCAATGCGCGCGGTTGGGCCAACGTCAATGCCAAACAGCAGCAAAATGGCATTCTCCAAGACGCCAACAACATCAACAAAGAGGGCCAGCGCACCCAAGTCGTACAGGATGGCGCTGGCAACTTCATGTTGATCGACAAAGGGACGGGGGCAATCAAGCCAGCCACGACGCAAGCGGGCGGGAAAATCCAAGGCGGCTCACTCGCGGAGTCCTTGGTGAAAAACCAGCAAAATGCGCAAAAGCTCAATCCCTTGATTGATCAGGCTTTGGCGATCCTGCCAAGCGCCACCGCCAGCGGCATTGGAGACTGGCGAGATACCGCGAATAGATTCATTGGGAAGACTACGCCTAGTGCGCAAGCTGCAGCCAAGCTCGCAGCAATCGGCGGCAACATGCTGATGATGATGCCGCGCATGGAAGGGCCGCAATCTGACCGGGACGTTGAAAACTACAAGCAGATGGTGGGCAAAGTTGGCGACCCGACTGTTCCGGCCGAGGAACGTGCAGCGGCGCTCAGCGCGCTCAAGGAAATCATTGGCAGATACAGCGGTCAGCCACAGCAACAGCCTGCTCAGCCTCCAGCGTCCGCGCCAATTGTAGCTGCGCCAGCAGCAGGGCCGTTCACCGACCCGAACAAAGAAGCCCGTTATCAAGAGTTCAAACGACGTCAGGGGCAATAGACCATGACCGAACAGGAAGAATTTGAGTTCCGTGCTCGTATGGAGCAGGAAAACACTGCGCAATCGGCGCAGGCACAGTCCGCAATGGCCAGCCCTATGCCGCAGGCAAATCCCAGCGCGCAGCCAGCCTCAGCGCCGGCAGTTGCCGCGCCTCCAGATCGATTGAAGGGGCGCGGCTGGCTTGAAAAAGGCACGCTAGGCGCTGGCAAGGCGGTTGCTGACCTGATGGATGGCATCGGCATGGGCGGCGCTCTCTGGCCCCGTGGTTGGCAGCGTGCTCCAGGCGCTGATAGTGATTTGATGGCAGATCCTGCTGGCATCGTGGGTAATATCGGCGGTCAAGCCGGCCTGGCATATCTGGGCGGCCGTGGCCTTCAAGCTGGCGGCGCTGCCTTGCAATCTCTCGGCGCGGCGCGAGCGGCTATTCCTGGCCTAGAGGCAGGCGGCAAGCTGCTTCAAACAGCCGGGAATGCCGTGATTAACCCTGCGTCCTACCGTCAAGCCGCTGGCGCTGGGGCGGCCTTCGGGGCGATTTCTCAGCCTGGATCGCTGATTGAAAGGACGCAGAACGCTTTAATGGGCGGCGTTGGCGGGGCTACCGGGTTGGCAGTCGGTCGCGGGGCTGGGAATGTTGCGGGAGGGGTGAAATCGTTGCTAACCCCAGCTGCACCGATCGAGATGGAGGTTTCGGCTAAATTGGCTCAAAAGGGGATCGACTTCGGATCGCTGCCGCAGGCGGTAAAGGATCAGGTGGTAAACCTCGGCAAAAAAGCCATGGGTGACGTAGACAACCTTGATGCCACCCAGCTTGGGCGTATGGCCGACTTCAACGCGCTGGGCATCAAGCCGACCCGGGGCTGGCTGAACCGAGATCCGAAACAGTGGTGGATGGAGAATACCCTCAACACTGTTGACGATCAGATGCAGAAACGCTTCGTGGATGCCAACCGCTCGCTGCTTTACGGAGTAAGGAAAGGCGCGGGCGATGCCACCGATTATGAGCGCGGACAAGTGTTGCAGAAGTCCGTCAATGATTACGACGCCGGACTCAAATCCAAGGCCGATAACCTGTATTCAGCGGCGCGCAATACTGCTGGCCGGGATATTCCTCTCGACCCGCATAAATTCGTCAATGATGCCTCTATAGAGCTTGACCAGCAGATGCTTGGGTCAAAACTGCCGGCCGACACACTTTCTTGGTTTCAGAAAGCGACGACGGGCAAGGAGCCGTTCGATATGGGTACAGCCATGCAGCGCCTGCAAGCGCTGAATGGACGGATCTACAGCACGAATGACCGGGCAGAAGCCGTGGCGCTTGGGATCGTCAAAAAGCACCTGATTAACGCGATCGACGGCGGCGAGTCAGTGGCATTCAATCCGGCGCCAGGCATGAGTCGCCCAGGGTCTGCCCCGGGTGCTGGCAGCCAGTCGTTCACCTCGGAGCAGATTGGCGGCCAGCCACGACTTCCAGGGGCCGCGCAGATATCCAGTGAAGGGGGAGTGGTGCCGTTCCAAGGCGGCGTTGGCCCATCTACTGGCGCCAATCAAGCTGGCGAACAAGCGCCTCCTGGCATTGCCGAGGCATTCCGCGCTGCGCGATCGGCCGCCGCTGACCGTTTTCGGTTTCAGGAGGCGAGCCCACTTGTCGAGAAAATCCTCAAGGGCAACTATGCGCCAGAGGATCTGCCGGATATCGTCGGGAAGATGAAGGTAGATCAGCTCAAAGGTCTGTCTCAGCTGGAGCAGCAGCGTGGCGTGCCGATCATGAGCTCGCTTCGCGGCGCCGCGCAGGCTTACGTCCGTGACGCTGCAACGTTGCAAGGCGAAACCGGTGGATCTTTCTCCATCAATGGCCTGCGTAAGGCGCTTGATAATATCGGCCCGGAAAAGGGTAAGGCCCTGTTTGGCAATGATGGTTGGGCTGACTATCAGCGCATTCTGCGCGCTGGGGGTAGCATCATGAACCCGCCGATGAAACCAGCCGGCTCAACCACTGCATCGAATGCTTTGCGCTTCATTCAAGCCATGCCAAAAATCCCAGGGATCAATGGCCTGCTGAACTTGACGGTAACTGCCGCGAGCAAGGGAAAGCAAATGGCCGACGTGGGCTCCGCGCTCAACCCGCCACTGAGTATGGTCATTCCCAAGAAGCCCAAGCCAAGCATGCTGCCAATGATTATGGCTCCTGGGTTACTTGGGCTTTCGGAGCAATAGTGATCAGTCCTCGTCAGGCTTGATCAGGACTATTTTCCGGATACGGCTTCCTTTGGGGAGGTATTTTTTTGCCAGGTAGGTCAAGCCGTCTTCGGTCTTGACTAGCAGCCATACCCCGAAGAACACGCCGGAAAACTGCAACGCCTTTAATACGTGCTCCTCCACCAATACCTCCGGGGCGTAACGCCCTCACTCAACTAAAGCCCGCCACTGAGCGGGCTTTTTTATTGGGATGAAAAATATGCCGGTTCCTGCCCTGATCACCGATCTGTCGATTGTCCCTGGGAGCAACAGCCCCGCAGGCTCCGAATCACCATCGCTGATCGATGACTATCTTCGCACACAAGCGGCGTTTATCGCGCAGTTGCGCGACGGAGCGCTGATCAAATCCTCGCCTCTTGTTGGCGCCGCGACCAACCTGTACATGACGGTATCGGCGGCTTCGGCAACTGCTACGGTGGCGGCAGATGAAATTATAGTCGGCACCACCTTAGGTGCCACGACCTACCGCCTGGCCAACTTCAGCAAGACGATCAACCTTGCCACGACTGGCATCAACGCGATGGATACCGGTACGGCGCCGGTCAGCGGCTGGGTGGCGATTTATGCCATCTATAACCCGACGACCAGCACCTCGGCACTCTTGGGTGTGAACTCGCCGAACACCTTCATGCCGACGATTTACGGCGGGGCCAACATGCCTGCCGGGTACACGGCATCGGCCCTGCTCACCGTGGTCCCGACCAATGCGAGTTCGCAGTTCAAAGTGTGCGCCGTTCGTGGTCGCAAGGTGTATATCCAGCTCAATGCGGCATTTATCGGGTCCCCGGTGAACGCGAACACAGCCATCACCACTATCGTTCCGGCGAACGCCATAGAAATCACCAATGGCGAGCTGATCATTCAAAGCACTCTTAGTTCGACGATGTCCCTAACGGTCATATCTCAGCTTGGGACATTGCTCGGCCAACAAAATATGTCGGCCACTCTTTCCGCTAACGTACCCCTGACAGGTAACTTTGGCGCAGTTCCACTAACGGTTCCACAAAATTTGGGAATTATCGGCAACAGCACGGCCGGCACGCCAACTTATTCAGTCTATGTGTCCGGGTATTCGATATGACTTATGTGAATCTCGAAGGCGATGTAGTGACGGCCATTTTGGCGGGCGCTCAAGATCCAGAAGTGTGGCCGAATGTCGTCGAACTGGAAGATGACGACGAGCGAGTTGTCGCGTTTTATGCCGCGCTCAAGCCTCCGATCGAGGCCGCATAATGGCGAATGCCGTTGAGCGCTGGTTTTTGCTGGGGGATTCGATTCAGTCTTCCGTGTTTTCTGAGAACGGCCAGTCGGTCGGCCCGGCCTGCGCCCTCACGGCGAGCCAGATACCGAATCTGGCCAACGTGACTATCCAGAACCTGTCGTCACCCGGCTTCAGGATGAGCCAGGGAGAGCTACCCGGATTTGGTGCGTGCGCGAATCGCGGCGGATTGATTGGCGGAGCTATTGGCTTGGTCCCGCCGGCGGGCATCATCATAATGTTGGGCACGAATGACTGGGGCAACTATTACGTCACCGGCAGCGCGTTCACAATTGACTATCCGAAAGTAATCAACTACTGCAAGTCGATGGGCATGAAGGTTGTGTGCGTGTCCCCAATCTGGCATTTCATGCAAGATACCGTTCTTCAGCATGCCGACGCCGGATATCCGCTCGCCAATTTCAGATCATGGATTCAATCAATGGCATCAGCGGCCGGCGTTGGATTTATTGACGGGCTCAGTTCGCCGGTATCGAACTGTCCCGAGTATTTCTGCGACGGTGTGCACATGAATGAAGCGGGACATGATGCTTTCGCGCCTTGGTTAGTGATGAAAGTGCGCTGCCTGGGTCACTGGATGTAGGGTTGGCGTGGTGCGATACTGCGGCAAACCCAAGTGATGGATCGCGATGAAAACCACGTTACTGCTCGCCGCGCTGTGCGGCCTGTCCTTTGAATGCATGGCCCAAGGCGTTGTGCTGAATGGCGAATATGGCTGCAAGAGCCGTGATGACCAGCAAGCCCGCGCGGCGCTGATTGTCGATCTGCGTTCGTTCGCGCCAGAGGACATCGTCCGGCAGGAGCCCAACAAGGCGGCCCTGAAAGCCCTCAACGAGTCGAAGTGTCAGGCGCTGACCGGGCAATTCACCCTGCTGCAAGAGGTCGACGGCCTGCGCCAAGTAGAGTCACCCGCCGGCAGTTTCTGGCTGACCGAATAGCCTCACACCGTAAGCCATGAGCCCGCCCAGTGCGGGCTTTTTCATGTCTGGAGAAAAGCATGCGCACCTCACAAAACGGCATTGCCGTGCTGAAGTACTTCGAGAACTGTTCGCTGAGTGCGTATCCGGATCCAGCAACCGGCGGGGCGCCATGGACGATTGGCTGGGGCCATACCGGGCCAGAGGTCGTCCGAGGTCTCGTTTGGACCCAGGCCAAGGCTGATGCGCAGTTGCTGACCGACCTTGCTGAGCGCGAGATGGCGGTGTCATGTGGCGTAACGGGGAGCGTTAATCAGGGACAGTTCGATGCTCTGGTCGATTTTGTCTACAACCTTGGGCATGGCAACTTCGAAGGGTCAACGCTGCTTAGGCTGGTCAATGCTGGCGACATGGACGGGGCTATCGCTCAGTTCCCGCGATGGAATCGTGCTGCAGGCAAGCCGATGCGCGGCCTGACTCGCCGCCGCGCGGCCGAGGCTGCACTGTTCGCCGGGAAGACCGGCACTCAGGCAATCGCCATAGGGGTAGCGTCGGCATGACTTCCATCTGGCTGCGACTCCTTCCTTATATAGCAGCGCTGGCATTGGTGGCTGGCGCGCTGTTCGGCGCCTACCACCATGGCGTGAGTGTCACAGACGCAACATGGAAGTCAGCATGGGACGCACGCGACACATTGGACGCTGAGGCCCGGGCCTCCAATGAGGCTGCCGAGCGCGCCAAGGAACAGGCTTACCAACAGTCAATCAACAAGGCGGTGCAAGATGGCCAACGAATCATCGACCAAGCGACTGCTGATGCTGTCACTGCTCGCGCTTCTGCTGTCGGCCTGCGCGGGGCGGCCGATGCCGTTACCTCTCGACTCGCAGCCAGTGAAGCCAGCGGCAATTCCTGCACTGCCGCCGCAAGCAAGGCAGCTACCCGCGCCGCAATGGTGCTTGCCGACGTGCTCAAGCGCGCTGACGAGCGAGCGGGCGACCTGGCTGAATACGCTGACCAAGCCCGCGCCCGGGGAATGACCTGCGAGCAGGCTTATGACGGAATTTCGAAATAGGGATTTGTGTCGGCAGAACGCCGGAGATGGATGTTGCTGAAAAGCTGCTGAAGGTGGCGCGAATCGACATCAATCCACAACAACCTTCAGCAACATTCCAAGTCCCAGATGCAGCGAAACCCGCACTGGGCGGGCTTCGAAGGTGTTTCAAATGGTGGAGCCGGGGGGATTTGAACCCCCGTTCTCGGTACTGTTTTGCTGGTCAAAAAGGCCAATGTTGCTGAAATGCTGCTGAAACTACCTATTTTTCACCGTCAGACCTGCAGCTTCGATTGAATCCCGGCAGTTCTCGATTGCTTCGTTGTAGGCCGTGTTTTCGTCTATGCGCGGCTGATGTCTGATTTTCCTTTCGGCTTGCAACTTAATCGTCAGAGATTTGCGTGAGGCCTGCCATGCGCACCATGAAAGCTGGACGCGTGGCTTTAGGTAAATGCCACTCAGCACGGATAAATCCGGGGATCGTGAAATATCAGTGAACTCACCAGATGCAATCGCCCACGCTTCGAACTCATCACGCATTTTGTCGGTCATGCTGACTCCTCCTTAGGGAGTTGAACCGGCGTCCCGAACATATCGACGGCACGATTGCCGGAGGTGTCGTTCTCGCTGGGTATCCATCGGCCGTAGACTCGGGCGATCATCGTCCAGTCTTTGTGGCCCATCTGTTTTGCTACCCACATCGGGTGTTCGCCGGCCGACAGCATCATGGATGCGTACGTGTGTCGGGTCTGGTACGGGTTCCGGTACCGAACCTTCGCCTTCCTGAGCGTTGGTATCCAGAAGCTTTTGCGAATGGCCTGATCGCCGTCGAACGGCTTGCCGTATCGCGGGTCATGAAAAATCACGCCACCTGCTATATAGGTGTGCACCTTCTGAGCCGTCAGCGCGTCCAGCGCCATTGGCAAAAGCTTCACGCTCCGAATCCCCGCCGCCGTCTTCGGCAACTCCGCTTCCTTGGCCGCTCTGGTCAGTCCTCGCGATATTCGAATCTCCCCCCGCAGCCAATCCACATCCCCCCATTCTACCGCGATGAGTTCGCTCGTTCGCAGCCCAGTCCACATGGCGAACTGCAACAGGTTCCGGTATTGGCCTTCCGTACCGGCCAGAATCAGCCGCTGTTCCTCAGGTGAGAACGGGTCGATCTCGTCCTCGGTCTTCGGCTTCTCCCTGACCGAGTACGTCCAGCCCGCCATAGGGTTGATCTCGATCAACTCGTCATGCACCGCATCATTCAGCGCCGACCGCAGGCAGCT